GTTTATCTGACTGTGAGCGAAGCGAACGCAATTTTTTACGTAGCGAAGCGAAGTAAAAAATTTTTTTTTGGAATATAATGGCTAATAATATTATCTTGGAATATGTTTATTGGGTTTTGGAATATATGGGAGTGGGATATATACCCCGGTATACCCCATTTTGTAAAAAACCACATCTGCCCGTGTTTAATAATTTGACCCACTTTATATGTGTCCTCGAGATACTGGTTTTCCAAAAGAAAAAACCCGGGCTATTGCCCGGGCTTGATTATGTGCGGTGGATTACTTTCCCTTGTAGATTCTCAAATCGGACAGTTGGTCGATAATGTTCCAGCGTGCTCGATTGGCGCTGAGATCTGCCCTAATCAGTTTCTGGATTTGCTTTTCCAAAAGAATAATACTGTTGATTTTAGTATCTGCGTCGATATCTGGGTCGTCGAGAACTTCGCGCTGGGTGTCCTTGATTTCTTCAATAAGTGATTTCATGATTTTCCTTTCGTTTGTGGGAATATTGGAGGCCGGATTATCTTTGTGGGTTTTGATATCCGGCCCCTTGGATTAGATTAGGTCAAGATCAATCTCTTTGTTTGTTTCCTTTTTGGTCTTCAGTTGAGATATCCTGCGGCTGATAAACAATCCGAATTCTGATTCAAGATCACTATCTTCAATCTTGGCCAGAATCCAATCGAGTTTATCGCGTGGAATGTCTGCACGCTTTCCGGACAGTTTCAGAATATATTCAGCATACAGATTTGCAACTTTCCTATATTCTGCATTGTCCTTATATTTCTGAGTTTCAATAATACGCTTACGAGTATCTGATTCTTTCCACGCATTCTCAAGCTCTTCCTTAGAGAGCCAGGAAGAATCATTGTCTCCCGCTCGGTCGAGGATATTCTCTGCGCTGAATATATGGGCAGGCAGTTCGCTCGGCGCGATACTGTATGCTTTCACATAATCCGTGAGAATCATTTTTGCAGCATTATCAAGTGCTGCCTCGATTACTGGCCGATACTGTTCCGGAACATTCTGAATTTCATTCCATGCTGTAGGCTGAATTTGAACCCAGAATTTGCGCGTAGGATTATTAATCCGGGCAAATACTGTTTTCAAATATTCGACCTTTACAGGTGCGATTGTGGTGTACAGGGGAATGGTCACGATGGTTTCAGACATTTGTTTTCCGCGCCATTGGCGCGCCCATAGGATTGTTGAACCGGCCAATGGCCGGAATATTCCCGTCACCGGACCGATCGGTCCCAGCTCGCAGCTGGCCTGCCATCAGCCCCTTCGGGGATCACGCGCGTTTTTAAAGAACAGGCGCCGATCATAACTTTGTCAAGCCCCCTAAGTCTAATGAAATTTTTCTATGTTTTTTACCTGATTCCTGTGGATAACCCGGTGTCACGATAGGCGCATTCTATGGCCAGATGAGAATGACTCTCGTTTGGAATACCCGACTGAGCCACAGGGTCTTTGCCTGCTGCTCCAAATCCTGGCCCTTTGCAGAAACTAAACAGCGCAGGGCGAAGCCCTGGACACTTCGTGCCAGCTCTGCGGCGTTAAGTTCTGATCCAAACTTTTCCCAAAAAACCTAATAACTTAAACTAAACAGAAAATAATAAACAACAATGCATGGCCTTATGTAACGCTGTAACAATGTAACCATGTAACACCCCTCCCCTCGCCCCCTCGCCCCCCTACACCCCTCCCCCTAGTAAACAACAATACTACCTATCCCCAGTAATATCCCCTTATACCCCCACATTAATTATATACACCTTTTTTATACATCATAATAATAAACAACTATTTTTATATATATAAAATTAATACCCCCTATAGGACAATTGGAAAGGGAGGGAAGTGGGTCAGTTATTCTGTGTATAGGTCTCCTGTCTATAATTTTCGAGCCCTTAGGCCCCCCTAGGCCCGGGAGGGGGGGGGGGCCTGTTACAGGGTTACACTGTTACACTGTTACATAAGCCCCTCCATTATAAACACGCCGCTTTGCGGCGTTATATTCTAAACAAGCGCACTGCGTGCGCATAAACCTATCTAAACTAACATATTCATAAACCCCCCTTGACAGGGCATGCTCGCTCTGTTACACTATAAGTCCCTCGAGCCATGCTCACTTTTTCCTAAACTCAGATTCTGAAAGATCAAACAAATGAATCCTAAGATTGCAGCATTAGTCGCCGCAGCGCGGGAAGCGCACAATGCTAGACTTGCGCGTCTTACGCCGCAACAAAACGCAGCGCCGTCGGCGCCTAGCTCCGGGAGTTCTATTCTTCCACTCACACTCACAAATATTTCTAGTGGTGCCGGAGGCACCATGAGTTTTAATCCTGAGCAACTCCAAGCAATTGAGCATGGTTTGCAAGGCAAATCTTTCTGCCTTATAGGTGCCGCAGGCACTGGCAAAACTACAGTTACGCAAGAACTCATCTCGAGACTTCAGCGTGCAAGCCACATGGTGCCATTGACTGCAGCCACAAAACACCTTGGCAAGGATGCACCAGCAATTGCAATTGTTGGATATACAAACAAGGCAGTCAACAATATTCGCAAGCGTTTACCTGAGCATTTGCAGACTCATTGCCTCACAATTCATAAACTCATCGAGTTTGCACCTGTATATTATGAAATCGTAGATGCCGATGGCAATCTACGGAATACCATGCGCTTTGAGCCAACTTATAATGCGGCGAACAAACTCCCGCATATTTCCACACTGATCATTGAAGAATCTTCAATGGTAGGTCTGGACTTGTATGGACAACTTATCGCTGCACTCCCATATCCCCAGAAAACACAAATCATTTTCTTGGGTGATCTGAATCAGATTCCGCCAGTGTTTGGCCCAAGCATTCTTGGTTTCAAACTTGCAGAACTGCCAGTCGTGGAGCTTACGCATGTTTATCGCCAAGCTTTGCTCAGTCCAATCATTTCTCTGGCCACAAGTCTTCGCACTGGCGCTGTGACAGAAATCGCAACGCTAACTTCTGCACACACAATAGATTCTGGCGAGCACGGAACTGTGCATTTCCAACCATGGAAAAAGCGTGCGGACAAAGAATCTGCACTTTTTATGATGCGCAAGTTTATTCCTGGACTCATTGAACAGGGCAAACTTAATCCAGAATCTGACATGATCCTCATGCCTTTTAATAAGGAAGGATCTTTCGGAACTATAGAAATCAATCGCATCATTGCAGATTTCCTAGGGAAGCGCCGCGGCGCAGAAGTGCATGAAGTCATTGCGCGATACCAGAAAACTTATTGGGCCGTGGGTGATCGTGTAATGGTAGACAGATATGAGGCCACAATCCTCGAGATCAGCCCAACAATCGGATATTACGGCAAAGAACCGCAGCTCAGTTCTAAGACTCTTGATCGCTGGGGTTTTAATCCTGTTAATCCCGATGTGCGTGCTCAGACTGCAGATGAAATTCTTAACGCTCTGGACAATCTGGCCGCGGGCGATGATGAAGAATCTAAGAATCTTGCCTCGCACAATATCAAAGTCTACATCCCTGATCTTGGCATCGAGAAAGTTCTTACCAGTGCAGGAGAAATTAATCAGATGACTTTTGGATATGCTCTCTCTATCCACAAGAGTCAGGGTTCTGAGTGGGACAAAGTATTTATTCTTCTGCACAATTCTCATGCTACCATGATCTTTCGTGAACTTATGTACACGGCAGTCACACGGGCTAAGAAAGAATTGTTTATCATCACTGAAGGAGACATTGCCCCATATGAAAACAGTCTCAAAGTTGCCGCAAGCCGCCCACGCATTCCCGGAACTACGCTCAAAGAAAAGATTGCATACTTTGAGCGCAAGGCCAAAGAACTTATGAATCCTGCCGCAGGTCGTGGCGACTTGTCTGAATGATTTCTGATCCTAATCAAGGAGCTAATGCTATGCAAACTTGCGAACTTGAAAACATCTTTCTGTCTGCAGAAGACAAAGGCTTTCTCAAGCCTACGCTGCGCACAGAATCGTTCATTTTTAGTCTGGCGCCGCGCACTGGAAAAAATCCAGGCACAGTCTATGTGACTGATCGCGTAACAAAAATTTATCTTGGCAAGATTAAGAACAACTGGTTCTGGCCTAGCCGAGATTATCAAGACAGCCCACAAACTCGTGAACATATTCTTGCAGTCATGCAAGCGCCACGCGGTGAAGCCGTAAAATACGGTGTGCAGACTGGACAATGTTCTATCTGTGGACGCGGACTCACAAACAAGATCAGCATATTCAATAAGATTGGCCCCATTTGTGCAGAAAAGATGGGCTGGCTTATTGAAACTCCGCCAGAAGAAACTCTTGATCTTGACATGATCTAAAACTGAGGAGAACACATTACTATGACCAACATCAAAACAATCTATTGCCCACGCAGTGGTCTGCCATTGGCACAGATTACAAATCTTTGTGCTTCAAGCTGGCCTGTGCTTGCCAACTTCTCACAAACTTTTCTCCATCCAATTTACAATGTTCCACTGCCTGCACTCATCTCAAAACTTTCAAGCCAAATCATTTGTCTTGAGAACAACTCTTGGAAACCAGAAAGCACTGCAGAATCTACAGAGTTATCTCTGAGCCTGAGTGCAATCATGTATTCTCTCGGCTGCATTGTGCAAGATTCTAGGAACCCGGCGCCAAGCCTCCCAGCGTTCCCAGTATCTATAGGTGCGGCATCCCGCGTGCTTCATCTTGCTTCATGGTATTTCAATCTCACAAGTCAGCGTCTAACATTCCCACAATATCATCCCAATACAGTAGACAAGAATCTGCTGTGGCAAAACTTCTCAGCATATCTTGATGCTTGTTTCACAATCAAAGATGAATGGGAAAGTGGCAAGAAAAAGCTGGAGGCAGAAGAATCTATTCGCCTGAGTCAAGAAGCAAGCAAAGAAATTCGTGACGCCAAGATCAAGATCAAACTTGATTACATCAAAGTCTGGGCTTGGATTGACACACAAATATCTCAAAGCCCAAAGTATCCCGTTGGGCGCCGAGAAACACTGAAAACCTTGTTCTTGCGTGGAAACCTGGAACCTGAAAATTGGATTGCAGATGACATTGACGACTTATCCGAAGCTGTGTTTGATCTTTGCGATCAAGGCAATGATATTACACACTTTATTCGCCAGCGACTCAATGGCATTCGTGACGCATTGAATAACTTTTACGGATCATTCACACTGCTCGGTGGAATTGCAGATTCTGGCAAAGATTCTGTAGTTGTCTCAGACTCTGAGACAAAGAAGGAAAAGGAATTCTTTGAGAATTTTGACAATCAACTGACCGAGATGACTGAACTTCCGCCGGCGCCAGAGCGGACACAGTTTGCAACGCTCGGTTTGTATCTCAAAGCTCAAGCGCAACACAATATTCTTTCCCGGCGCTGGGCTCTTTTGCAATCAAAGCGTGCGTAAGCACACGAAGGAACAAACATGCTTTTCAAAACACTTCCCAAGCCTGATCGCCAACAAACTCAACTGGCGTACAAGGTAAAATTCTTTCCATTCAATGAACTCAGCGACGCCGCGAAAGAACTAGTTGCTTGGAAAAAGACTGTGTATATGCGTAAGTCTGATATTGAAGACAGACTTGACGAAACAAAAAGCAAACTCACCTACAACTGTAAGGATTATGTAATCCTGTGGGCTTATAATAACGTACCAACTGAGCTAGAGTGGGAGGGAAAAACTGACAGATTTAATATTCGCGTAGAACTGCGTGCAAGTCCTGCAATTCCAGAATTTGCCGTAGCAATCCTCAACTTTGAACTGGCGTCTTCACGGAATCCATCAAACTGAAAGAGAATCAAATGAACATCTTCATCCTATCTCACGAGCATCATCCTGCAAAGCATTATCTCGAGCAAGCCAGATATCATTGCGACAAGCATGTTATCAAAATGATTCTGGAATCTTCTCAAATGCTTTGCACCACACTGGCACAAGCTCCAGTCATTGGCTCTAGAATTTGTGAGAATCTGCACAGCAGCGCACCATGCAAGCCGCTGGCCGCTGGAATGTCCAAGCATCCATGCGTAGAATGGACCAAAAAATCTGTAATCAACTTCAACTATCTTGCACGCCTTGCTTACGCACTTTGCAATGAGCATCAATACCGTTATCCTCTCAGCGCAGAGCATGAGCATATGTCTTGGCTCAAGTATCTTTGCGAAGAACTTGATGACCTAGGTTATCCAGTTCACAATCCTTTGCCAGAAGTTTTTGCTGTGGCTGTCAAAGATCCTGTGCTTCGCACAACTTCTGCGCCACACTATGAAGCAGTAGAAATGTATCGCAATTACTATTTCCAAGACAAGTATGCGTTTGCAACTTGGAAAGGTAGGAAAGAACCTATCTGGTGGCTGCAACGAGAAGTTGATTACAAATCTATTCAATAACTGACCCCTTGACACGGCCTACGGGCCGTGGCACACTGTAGTTTCCTCGGGGCAAACACCGCTCCACTGGTTTCGTCAGGGCGCCAGATTTTAAGACCCTGACTCTTTCCAATCAGGAAACCAAAATGCTTGCAAAAGCTGTCAAGTTCAATTTCAAGTCCCGCAAGATCACGGACGAAAGTGGCAAGGAAATCGGCCGCACCAAGAAGCAAGACTCTGTGACTTGCGACATTCCTGTGCCTGAAGTTCAGGAAGTTGTGGATCTTCTGCACGCTGGGGGCAAAGAATCTGAACTGATTCTGGACGCAGTTGCGGAAATCATTGTTACGCAAGCGCGTGACCAGTTCGATGAGCTGATCGAAAGTTTCGGAACTGATGATTCCAAGACTGTCAGCGCAAGCATGCTTGATTACGCCAAGCTGTCGCTGACTTACATTGCCAGCATTCCGCCTGCGCGCCGTGGTGCAACTGCACTTTCGGAAGAAGATTGGAAGTCTTTCTTTGAAGACTATCTGTCTGTCATGGTTGCGGCCACTGGCAAGTCGGAAGATCGGATCAAGAATCAGATCAATCTGTACAAGAATCCTGCCAAGGCCAAGGCCAACAAGGAAGTTCTCAATCTTCTGATCGACCAGCTGGATATCTATATGTCCAGTTCTGCAAACATCGAAGACACTGCGCAGTGTGCCAGCCGCATTTCTGAGAAGTTCAAGAAGTGGGTTTCGGAACCTGAGCGGGCTGTCAATCTGGACCTGATCTAATCCAGATTCTTTTTGTGGGCAAGTTCCTGGGCGACCAGATACTGTTTAAGACTCCCGGTATCTGCAGGAACTTTTGAGGGAGCTACGGCTCCCTCTTTTTTGTCTTCTCTCAGCGTCTAGGTTTCTGGATTCTGAGAAAAAACAAAACAGCACGGAGAAACTTATGTCACTTGATCTCACACCACAGCAAATCTTCAACGCAGTTCTTTTTGACGAGGCTCCAGTCTCGGTTTTGGATATTTCCCGGAATGAGTATGAGTCCATGCGTGTCTCGCTGATTCGCAGGTTCAAAACTTACAAATCAACTGCACTAAACTTTGACGCGGAAGGTTACGCAGATAAATATATCCAAGCATCTTACGATGCACCGGCGCGCAAAGGCACGTTTAGTTTGCAGCCCATGCAACTCAGCCTGCGCAAGCGTTACACGGTAGAAGTTTTGCCTGAGAATTTGTGATGTCTCTGATTCTGTCTACAAACTATTTTGCAGTCTGGGACAGAATCAAAAAGACTGGCAGTGCAGATATCACTGTCAGCAAGGAACACGCACGCACTGTAGAAAATGGTGTCAAGCGTATAAAGACTGCAGAGAACGTGGCGCGGCGACAAGCTGGACTTGTAGGCTGGAGCAAATTAGTTGTATCACGACAGGAGCTATCCAAAACTCATGTGAAAATCCAATTCAAACTCCTCTATCTCACAGCTCTCTAATCTTCTCAACACACCAATCAACATCATGTCAAAAATCTACACACCAATCAACATGGATCTTCACAAAGTCGGCAAGGTCACAATCCAGATTGCACGGCACAACGCCGGCGACGGAACCAAGCCAGAAGATGACTTCTCAGTCATCAGTGTCAAAGTTTATCGGGATGACGGCGCTCAGGCAATCAATCTGTCTTCATTCTTCCGTGACGCCGTTGAGCCTGTGCTCGAATTCTTGCCTGAAGCTGAACACCGGGATAGAATCTTGGAACAGCAAAAAGCTGAGGAAGAACAAGCACAAGCTATGCTCAAGCAGATTGACATAGACTTTGACGCCACAGATCCAGGCTCCGCACATGGCTAGACTTCCATACTTCATCGCTCCACTGAGCGAGAGTATGATATCCAGAACCCTCGTCGCCCATAAAGCACGGGGGTTTTGTTTTTATATCTGCTCTCCAAGTGAGACGCCAATGCCGCGCAGCACCCTGGATTTATCCCTGACTCTAGGAATACAGGATAAACTTCCCGGATATGTGGCAGCCAAAAATCCTGTAGTTATTTCTAGAGAACTTCTTTCCCTCTGTGCCGGCGCTTGGCGCCGACCACTCTCTGACCTGAATTTCCCCTGGATTGATCTTGAGTTTGCACAACTCAATCAGTCTGAACAACTGCAAGCACTGCAACTCATAAGGAGTATTCTCATGAAAGAGCGCAACGAAGAAGCAATGTCTCGTATTCCTGACACAACAATGCGATCATTGGAAATGTCTCTTGCATCTCTTGAGCAAGCTCTGCTTGCAAAAGATCCTATGATGCCGCAGCATCTCAGAAACACTCACAGTTTGCTGATATCCTATCCTGAGACTGTGCATCTCTTGGAAGACAAAGAGATTGCACTTATCATTGACGCTGCAGAAGTTCACACGAAGACTGAGATTGTCAAGGCTGCAGTTGCAAAGAAAGCTGGCCGTGTAAAAGTCTCTGTGGATAGTCTTTGATGCTGGCTGCTGACTATTTTGAATGGTATCAGGACAGGAAACCAATCATGACTGACAGAGAAATGCTGGAACTTGCTGCGAAAGCGGCTGGGATTGATTACTACACCCGGGCTCAGTCAGGTGGGATGCTCACCGACAACGGAGAATGGAACCCCCTCGACTACAACGGCGCTGCGCTACGGCTGGCGGCGATGCGAAAGATTTTTCGATGCCATATGGATCTTTTTCACAAGTTTTATGAGGAAGAAATTGCAAACGGCTTGGATGAGCCCGCCGCCACCCGCCGCGCCATCGTCAGGGCTGTGGCTGAGATTGGAAGGAATAAATCATGAACCTTGACACAATCTTATCTCAATCAATCACATCCCCAACGCCGGGCTTTGGCACGGCTGTCAAAGTCCTGAAGTCAGGATACGATAAACTCTTTTCCAATCGCAATCTGCTGACTTACAGCACATCCGATATCTTTCACTCTTGCCCACGCAAGTATCAGCTCAAGAAAATGCAAGCGGAAGCGGGAGTGTCTGAGCGTATCAACTCCCCGACTTTTGCTTTCGGTCACGCTGTGGGTGCTGGCGTCGCAGTCTATGATGAAACTCAAGACTTGCGTCAAGCAATCTGGTCAGCATTCCTTGCATGGGATATTGATCTTCTCGAGACTGAGCGCAAGGCAAACAAGTCTGTGGGCAAGAGTTTCTATGAAGCCTGCTGGGCACTGTATGCTTATCAAGAGTTTTACAACTCAGAAACAAATCTCCGAGACTATGAGTCTATCAAGATCGAAGCAACAATCGCTGTGGACTTTGAGAACGGACACTTCTACAGTGGCCACATTGACGAAGTTCTGCAACATCGTGAGACTGGTAGGTTTCTTGTCAAAGAAAACAAGACGACTGGACTTGCGTCTGTTGACCCTGTAATGTACCAAAACAGCGACCAAGCACTGTCCTACGCTATTGTTGTAGATATGCTAGGTGGGTCAGAGTACGAAGTTCTGTACACAGTCTACAGTTCCACGGCGCAGCAGTGGCACCAGTTCTCCTTTGTCAAGGACTCTCTGAAGAAAGCTGAGTGGATACAGGATCAACTTCTGATTCAACACCAGATTGATTCCTACTCTGAACTCAACTTCTTCCCAAAGCGCGGGCGCAGCTGTTACAACTTCATGCGGCGCTGTGAGTTCCTAGATACTTGTGAGTTCTCCACATCCAATATGTTTGGCAAGAAGTTCTCAGACCTGCCAACAATCACATTCATCCAAGATATCTCAGCCATTGAGCCAGTGGACTTTGCCACCACACTCAGTGAGATTGTTCAACGGCAAAAAGAAAGACTCTGAAAGCACACCATGACCAATGAAGAAAAGATGTTTAAGAAACTCAAGGCTGACGCCGAGCGCCTGCATGTCCTAGAGAATAATGACTTGCCTCCTATCCGCTGGGCGTTAGAAGACATTGCAGTCTCTCCGATTCCTGCATATCCTGGGGCAACATTCTTCTCAGAATCCTTAGATGAGACTGACGAAGATGACAACCAATATGTGCTGAAACTTTGCATGGTGGCGGCGCCAAGTGCTGATCCAAGCCTGCGAAATGCAGTCATGTTTCCCATTGTGCTCATGTCCAAGCTGCACAATTCATCAGAAACAATCTGCAAAGTCATTGGCACAATTTTGCGCACAGAGCAGCTTGCACTTTTCAAGGACTGGAAAAGCAAAGACACGCCAGAAGATGTGCTGCCCTTTGTCATCCGCCTGCACACTGAGAAGACTGAGCGCATAGGCGAGGATGATGGCTTCATGTACTATGTTTCAGTTCACATTGAGCTGGAACCGGAAAGATATGAGCAAGTCTGTTATATCTATTCCAAGATTTTTGAAAATGTTTTCGCCAGTCAAAACAGAGGACTCAGGCAATGAATCTCGATGAATTTTCTTCCAGTGCCCGCACCAAGGCTCTGATCTACGGTGCGCCCAAGTCAGGCAAGACTGCACTTGTCGGCAAACTTGCAGAGCATTTCAAACTGCACTGGCTTGATCTTGAGAACGGAATCAAGACTCTGCTTAATCCAGATATCTTGGCGCCGCAGTTCCGCAAGAATGTCAATGTCATCAGCATCCCTGATCACAGGCTGTATCCGATTGCCATTGATACTCTGCGGGATATCTTTCGCGGCGGAATGAAACGTATCTGTGCAGACCACGGCAAAGTTTCTTGTCCGCTCTGTGCCAAAGCTGCCGGCGCCAAGTTCTCAGAAATTGACTTAGCCAAGTTAGGAGCAGATGACATTCTTGTCATAGATTCCTTGTCTCAGCTTGCAAATAGCGCCATGAACAAGGGCATTCTCAAAGAACTCCAGAAGCCAGGAGGCGAAGAATACAAGCGCACGTTTGTAGACTACGGAGTGCAAGGCGCACTAATGGAGCAAGTCCTCAGCTTTATCCAAGTTGTTGACATCAACATTGTGGCAATCAGTCATGAGTTGGAAAGCGAGAGTCTGGAAGGGCGTGAGAAGATTGTGCCAGTCGCCGGCACCCGGAACTTCTCGCTGACAAGTGCAAAGTATTTTGACACAGTAGTGCATTGCTCTGTTGTCAATAAACAGCACAGAGCTTTCAGTTCCAGCACTTACAGTCCCACGATCATTACAGGATCGAGACTTGCGATTGATGTTGATGAAAAGAAAGGAGGTGAACTCTCGCTGGTAAGTCTATTTCGCAGGGGTTGACATCGCGGATGAACACTGCTACAGTGGTCTCTCGTTTCTTTCCAAATCTTTTCCAAACCATGAGCACCCAAACTTTTCAAGCTGACCCATGGAAGCATCGTAGTGCAGGTATGCGCTGCAAAACTTGCATGTGGTTTGTTGAAAAATACACTGAAGTTCAGCCAGATAATCGGGGAAACATTGGGCGCTGTCGGCGCCACGCCCCAAGCATGCACGGCTTTCCCGTAGTATTTGCAACTGATTGGTGCGGCGATCACCGTATTGATGAAACCAAACTGTGAGAAGATTATGAGCAACCAAACTCCAGAACTTCCAAGTATCGAAGAAATCTTGCGTGAGCGCGGCAATAGATATGGTCGATTTGTTGACCACGCTGCAGTTACGCAAAGACTCAAGACCGTTATGCACCTAAGTGACAGATGGTGCGAACTTGAGAACGATCAGAAAGAAGCCCTTGAAATGGTTGCTCACAAGATTGGGCGCATTCTCAACGGTGATCCTAACTATCTCGACTCATGGGTTGACATCGTAGGATACACACAACTTGTTGTTGATAGACTAAAAGGAGATCCAAAGTAATCCAAAGACTCTAACATTCCAACCATCTGTTCAAACCAAATTTTTTTTCTGAAAGACAATCATGTCCAAAGCTGCATTTGCCGATCTCGATTCCCTGATGAACGCCTCGATGGATGACATCGATGATCTTCCTCCGGTTGGTGTTCCGCCGACTGGCCATTATGGTTTGATCGTGACGGCTTCCCGTGAAGCATCTGGCACCAGTGGCAATGAGTACATCAAGTTTTCCTACGAAGTGGAAAGCGTGAATGAAGTCAAGAATCCTGAGGAAGAAAAGCAAGCTGCCGTGGGTCAGAAGTTCACGCAGATTTTTTCTCCTTTCAAGAAGGATGGCACGGTCAATGATTTTGGCCTGGGCTATCTGAAGGAGGCTTGCGCTCCATTCTCTGGACATTTCGGCACGGGATCGCTGGGTGAAACCATTGCTCAGATCAACAAAGTTTCTGTGGCTGCAAGTC